CGTCAGAGCCTATTCGAACCCAGTTCTGTTCGCGCCATTTCTTTAGCTCGCCCATTTAACTCTTCTTCCCTTTGCTTTTCTTGGCATAATTGGGGTCTTTGCAATATTTAGACGCCGCCATATTTGCATAAGCCGAAGGGTAGGTGTCAAAAGTGCGTTTAGCCCAAGCCTTTCCAGAAGGGCATATCTTACTGCCTTTGCTTTTTGGAGAAGCTTTTTTGGATTTGCGCGAGTAAGCCATAACGTTAACCCAAAAGCTTTCCAACAAAGGGGGCGATTAAAATTAAAACCGCTAATCCCCAAAGTTTTAAATCAAAAGCTTTTAAAGAGCTTTTTTGGTCAGATAACTTTTCTTCAATACGTTGATAACGTAAGTCACACTCCGCTTCGTGTTTTTCTAATTTAGCCAAAAGTTCTAGTATCTTCATGTCTTCGTCACCATGCTTTGCAGGACCAGAATCTCGGGCTAAACTTGTCTTTTGCGGTGTCGCATTTGTGTCGGGCTCTGAAACTTGATCTTCTTTTAGGTTGGTCTTTTTTGATAGCCATCTTCGGGTCCCCGAAGCGAACAAGTTTAACTTGATCGCCTTTTTTTGCGAGGACCGCACTTTTTTTGGGCTTTCCGGGCGTCTTTTTTGGTTTGTTGTATCCGCCAAAGGTTTCCCCCCTGTAAACCAATCGCCCAGAGGGCGTTCTTTTTACGTTTTTAGTAGTAGCCATGTAAACTCCTACGCGTGGTAGAACATCATCAAGTCAAACTGCGGAACAACAAATGTAACAAAGCAACCGTCTTTAAACAGTACACCCTCATCAGGCATAAACGGGTCGTCAGAGGCGTTGTCAGTCCCAATAGAGCGAAACTGAATTAGTTCTGTGCCTGTAACACCGCCGTTTCGTAGGTTGGCTTTTCCAGCGGTCCCGCCAGAATAAAAAGAAAACCCTTGCAAACGAGTGCGTCCCGCGAAGATTACGCCTGCCGCATTAGCATTAATACCTGCGGTTACGTTGCCAGCGGGGTCACCAACTGCGGTTATGCTTGTAATTGTTTTAAAATATCCGGCGCTAGTTGCGGTTCCATCGTCGGCACCGGTAAGGTTTTCAGTAAGGGCAGCGCCGTTTACATCAGTCCCTACTATGTTAAACGAAATACCGTCATCGTCGCCTGCGGACAAAATTGTGACTTGTCTTGCAGAAGCGTTTGTAACGCTACCGCCAGAAGCCAATGCCCCGTTAATTGTTAATGCGGCGTTATTACCAACGGCCGCTATCGTTGAAATTCCATTAGGGTCGGCAGCCACCTCATCGCTGATGATGACTGGGGTTACGTCTGATCCTGCCATTTCGGCCTCCTAAAATTGAAGGCGGGGCGTTAAACCCCGCCAAATTAAACATTAGCCGTTATCAAAATCTACATTCATGCCAGTGATGCGAATCCAGATTTTACCTGCTGTGTACGCTGCATTTGTAGCAGCACCTTGAACAAGATAGATAAACTTTTTAGACAAAGCCGCCATAGTAGCAGCCGAATCAACAGCGTTGTAGTAACCTAAAGTAAGGTCGCCGTTGTTCATCATCTGAGTTCCGCTGGCTACAGCCGCACCAGACGCGGTTGTTCCCGTAGCTGAAATGTCTACGTTAATATCTGGATCACCGCCTGTAGGGACTTCTACACAACCAAATTCTAACAAGATTGGAATACCGTTTACTTCTTTCGTGAGTTCCGCAATGTACGCATTAGCAGAAGTTCCGACACCAATGATACGATCTCCTGTAGCTGATCCAACAAACCCGCCTTGAAGGTCAATAAGAATAGTTGTCGTGATTGTGCCGCCAACCTTGCTAACAAAAGTGTTAATAGAAGCATCAGCAATACCAGAGCCGTTCGCATTTGGCACGATACCAAAAATAGTAGCACCTGTGTCTAGACTGGCGTTATTTGCACCTGCGGCTGTGCCTGAGCTTGTGTCAACGACATTGTTGCCTGTGGTGGCAATCGTCTGTAACGCAAATTGTGAAGGTGTAATTGCACCAGTAGTTACGTTTTTGGTGACTTGCTGGAAGCCGCCTTCGGAACGCACTGGTCCTGAGAAAGTTGTATTAGCCATGTGATTCTCCTGTCGTGGCAAATGTCAGACGCACCATGCGACTGTCAGGGATAGGAGAACAATACAAGATTACCGAACAAAAAGAAAGAGGCGACTTTCGCCGCCCCTTCCTCGTAACAATAGTGTCGCGTTTATGCAGCGCCGGGAGTTCCAAATACGGAACGCCAGTCACTTACGCCAAAGGAATAACGCTCACGCGCCTTGAACCGCATGTTACCTGTATCAAAATCGCCTTCCATGGCGGTCTTAATTGGTGAACGGTTGAAGAGCTTGAAGCCGTTAGGGGCGTCAGTTTTAATGAAGTAGGCGTCACTGTCTGTCAGGAAGTGATTTACAGCAGCACCTTCAGGCAACATGCCCATATTCTTCATTGCGTTTGCATCGTTGTCCGCTGTTCCAGAACGCAGGTTAGAGTTTAAAACCCGCTCTGCAATAAATTGCAGTTCTTTTGGAATAACCAGCTTCATGCCGCGAACCGCAATCTTTAGACCACGCTCGTCAGTCAAGCCAGCAATATCAATTAACATCTGCTCAAGAGATGTTTCGTTGAGGTCTGCCGGAGTAGCTAGTAGGTTTGTCTGATTGCCAGACAACGAAGGGTGAGCAGCAGAGCAAAGCGCTGCGCCGTCACCAATAGCACTTACACCTGTCGCGAACGCGTTGTTCAAGATAGCTGCACCTTTGATCTGCTTTGTCTGCGCCATTGAGCGAGCCAGAGCTTTGGTGTAACGAGACGCCAAACGATCATACAGGTTATCTTCAATAGCTTCCTCTGTAATAGAGAATGCTAATGCGATGGTTTCGTGAGTATAACGCGCTGTGTAAGTTTCCTGTGCGTCGTCAAAAGTGATGGCAGAGCCTTCACCCTTAATCGGTGCAGTTGAGAAACCTCCGAGCATTACTTCTTCCTCAAAAGCTCGGTCTGAGCTTTCTTCGTCAAAAATATCGGCATGCTCGTTTTCATAACGGTCATATTCCAAGCCAAACAGTGCGTTAAGGCCCGGTTCTAGCTCTTTAGCTAGTTGTGCGCGAGAAATAGCCATTGTCTATACCCTTCCTTATACGCCGGTCGTAGAAACAGTACCCGCAGCAATGGAGCCAGTAGGCGCATTGAAGTGGTTGTTTATACGAACGATTAATGGGATGCCAGCAGCAGTGAAGTCGGAATTAGCAATATCATTTTGGACACCCATAATTCTTAACGCCAATGTGTTGGTAGCTGCGATTGTATTCAAATCCGCTGTTGCAGAAGACAAGCCAGTGGTAGTTGAACCGCTGTTACCTGTTGCAAACGCAATGTTTGCAAAAACCGCTGCGCGGATTTCTGTTTCAGTATTGGCCGCAGCTACTACGTTAGACGTAGCAATCTGGAACAATTGATTTGGATCGTCATACAAAAACGCTTTGACGGGGAACGCAGTGTCCGCGCCAGAGCCGGGCCAGAAATTCGAAAATACTGGTTTACCTGTTGAGTCCGAAATGTACTCACAACCGCCAAACACACCCGCAATACTAACGTTACCACCAGCCGCAGCTTGTAGATCGTCAATAACACCACCAGCTAACGGGATAACCGCCATGCCGTGGAAGATTGGGTTTGTGTTGCCAGCCGCAATACGGTATTCGGTCATACCCCCAGACGAGACAGTGCTGCCTTGCCGGGAGATGGGTCGAAGGCCATAAGATACGTCTGTATTAGCCATTTGTCTTTCTCCTTAGTGGGAAGGTAGTCCTAATTCTTCTTGGGACCACCAAAAGTTACACGAGATTGACGGTCAGGGTTACTGATCGTCATCGTTGAATGCGCGTTCTCCCGCATCATATCCGAGTCCACTGCCTGCATCTGGTCTGTATTGCGTTGTGCAAAATAGGCCGTCCGTTCAGCAATAGTTTCATCGGGAATGCGAGCGAGCATTAATCCACCCACTCCAAACACACCTTCATATTTACCTGATTCAACTACCGGGGATTCAAAGTCAGGGTATTCATCCTCACGGACAAGTTCCCAACCTTCACGCATTTTAGCGCTGATGTTTTTACGATCATCAAACCCACGCGTTTCGGCGCGTATCCAACGATGCTTAAAACCATCCGGTGCAGGCGGTGCGTCCAACATGGACGGGGGAGCCCAAGGCTTACGAGAAACCTTTTTCTCCCGGGTTTCATTAGCGCGAGAGGTTCGATTGATAGCAGAACTACCTGTTTGATTGTTTTGATTTGTCATTCGATTAACCTTTCACATATTTCGCATATTCTTCAAGCGGCACACCCAGTTTTTTCGCAATTGCGACTTGGCTCGGAGTGAGTCGAACCTTTCTCCCACTATTGCGCCCAGATGGAGTTCTTGAAGCACTAACAACCGTCTGAGCGGGCCGTTTGTTCGAACTGTTTGCACCGGTATTAAACTTATCAGCAATCCGGTGGTCTAGTTCACTATAGTAGTCTTCGCTCTGCGGGTCAAACCCTTCGTCTTCAACAAGCTTTTTATGTATCCCAAACGCGGCATATGTCATGGCCTCGTCTTGGCCAAACCAGCTATTGCGCAAAGCCCAGCGCTCTGCTTTTTGGTCAGGTCGGCGGGGTTGTTGGGCAGGCATAGGCTGTTGCGCTTGGTGTTGCGCAGCCGCCGCCTGTTGTTGACGAGCCCGGTCTTGTTGCGTCTTAGCTTGGTTAGCCCGGTCCTGCTGTATTGCCAAAGAAGTCATGTTTCGTTGGGCTTCAACGGTAGCTTGACTGTCGCCCATCTCAATTGCGCGGGCTAGGTTAGCTTCGACCTGAGACATCTGTGTGTTAACGCGGTTGGTGTATTCGTTAACATAGTTTGTATCAAGATTAGCCATGCGGGTTTTAAGTCCTTGGGACTCGTTTTGAACCTGCTTTGCGTAATTAACCGCTTCTTGCTCGCGGCGTTCTGCCTCACGCATTTTCTTCGTAAGACGGTCAATACGCTTCTGCGTATTCGTTTCCGCTTTCTGGAACTGGTCGTCCCCGGAGTCAAAGTCGTCCGAAACTTTCGTCTCTTCCACCTCTACATCCGTCTCTTGTGCATTACCGAGTTCTAACTCGATTTGGTTGTCATCTTCAGCCATTTTTAACTCCTAGAAATGAAGAATATCTTCGGGGGATGCGATTTTTGCGAGAACCTCGTCGTCGTTGAGTATTCTAACTTCACCGCCATCAATGCGGAAACGTGATCCAGCGTACCGAGCAAACATTACCCAATCGCCTTTTACACACCAAGAACCTTCCGGAAACTTTGTAGCGTCCTTATAAGCTAACTCGCCCACTTTAAGGACGTAGCCAACTTGCGTGGACACTGCATTCTCTTCGACAATCTTGTCAGGAAGGTAAATTCCGCTCTCCGTCTTGCCCTTACCGCGGTAAGGTAAAATTAGAAGTCTCCATCCAGTAGGAGAAGGCATTCTATCTAGGAGGCTTTCCCCAATTGACTCGGGGTCTAATACTAGCTCAGACTTTTCTTTGTAAGCTTGAGCTATACTTTCAGTGGCTGCTTTAGCCGCTTTTAAGTCGATCTTTTGCGTTTCAGTCATTTGAACGCTCCTGTTTTTCTAGCAGGTCTTTTAGTTCCTGTTCCACATGATTTAGGCATTCCATATTGCCCATAAGCTCACGATATTGCTCCATAGATTTGACATTTCCGTACATCATCAAATCAACTACCCCCTGACGCCTCTCTCTTAATATTCGAAAGACGGCTTCAGCGGTATGTATTTCGTCCATTAATACCTCGCATAATATCTAAGAATTTACGATATTATCTTAGCACGGTTTATATAAGATATGCTAGGACAAAGTATAAAGATATGCGAGTAAGTTAAACCATAAGCTCGAAATGCGGCCCATCTATGAATGGTCTACGACCTTGTGTCCGGCGCTCATCAATATAACTGGTCATGGCATCTTCCATAGTTCCGCCGTGAAACTGTGCTATATTTGAAATTGTCCAAGCTGCGCCCCAACGAATAGGAACGTCCACTTCTCTTGCAGCTTCAGCCATAGCATCGGCTATGTCGTCATAAAGGTTGAGTTCCCACGAAGCTCTTGATCCAATATAAGCCATTAGGTCAACGGCATATCCCTGAAGGTGCTTAGACTTCATTGTCTGGCTTGCGCCCTTGGCTACAAGGTCTTGCTGCTCTTCCAGCGTTCGCATTCCGCATATAACGCCAAAGTCGATCTTTGTTTTGTGAATGGCCGATTTAACAACCGCAACAAGACGAGGGTCTAAACCCTCTAGCTTGGCTTCGCTTCTCGCGCTTAATTTAAAAGTCATTTCTCTATCCTTACGTTTAGACAAGCAACAGCAATTCCATTGTGTGTTACCATGATTTCTGCGTGTTCTCTATTTTTTTCGCATTCAACATTACTTTCGTACACCGCTAGTTGGAAATACTCTACTGGTTGCCCTGATATTAACTGCATCCAGATCAGTACCCACACTACTTCGTTAACCCTTTGGTCTTTTCATATGAACGTAAACCGCCAATTCCAAGCATACCTAGAAGCACTGTCATAAGGCTACCCATGTCAAACTCAGGAAGTGGTGGTATTTCTGCACCAGAAAGGGTCACTACAAATATAATTAGTGGGCAAAGGATGAAGTGGTACAGTAGTGCAAATCCACAAATCCACCCTACGAAGGGTCGCCAACCGCCCTTGAACAAGCTGCCAGACGCCGCTTCAGCCTTGTTGATTTCCAACTGAGCTAACAGGGCTTGCTGGGCGTGGGTGTCGCTCATTGTAGCTATTTCGTGGGCCAGCTTGGCCTTCATGTCAGAGTCCGGGATTACTTTATCAAGGATGCCGCTAACGGGGCCGATTAAACTTGCAATTAAGCTCATCTTTTAGCCGGTTTCTTTTTTAGGACCTTCTTTAAGGTCCGCGCCTGACCAGCATGCAACTTGGATGCTTTCTTCAAGCCTTTTATAACTTTCTTAATTGTTTTGTCTGACATTACCTATCTCCTTGTTCTTTTTCGTAGCTTATGGATGTCTTGTTTGCCTTTGCTGACATCATGTTGAACCCCATAAATGAGGCTACCACGGCTGATGCACTTAGCACATATACGGAGGCCACTTCAGTAATTAGTGTAGCGGCCTTATCAAAGCCTAACACAGACGCGAGCAAAATAATAAACGGATAGATCAACATACCAATACAGCACCAGACAACTAGCATTCGCTCTGTATTGCGTTTGAGGTCTTGGTCAGCTATTTCCAGACGTTTGTCCTGAAGTGCCAAAATATTCCATTCATCTACACAGATTGAGCCATTGGAATCTAGGTCTGCCTTTTCAAACTCTGTCATGCTGGGCTCTCCAAAGTTTTGCGAAGCCAATCGCAATGTTTTTGTCACGGGTTATTATGACGATTTTACCTAACTTGTCCAGAATAAGCCACTTTCTTCCACTTTCTAAAAGAAACACTTACCACTTTCCTTGACTTTTTCCAATAAAGTAAATCGCCAACGCTAAGAGCGCCCCGCCTATAATTGTAGCGACAAGACCTACGCCCCAGTTAATACAGTTATCTATAAATTCTTGTTTCTGATATACAAGCTCACGTTGCGCCTTGCGCTGTTGCGCTTCAATCCTAACAATTTCTTTCCAAGCCGTAGGCCCATAGGTCCAAGAAATATGGGCTCTTAGCTCTTCACGCATCTCAGCCATCTTCTGCTTCTTAGTCCAGATGTCCAATGCTGAAGCCTGTGTGTCAGAAAACATCTTATACATCGGTGGCTTCTTGGCTTGCTCGTCAAGAAAGTCCATGTCAGAAACAGCCTTGCTCCAAGTAGAGAGAGTGCTTCCCATTGATGTGATGTCTTTTCCGACGGAAATAGCTTTTTTGAGCCCGGAAAATGCCATGCTGGCCGCAGAAAACGCCGTTATTGGATCAATCATGCCTCATGCCCCCATATTAACGAGGGCATTATAGCACATAATTAACTTTTAAAAAAGTTAGAAAGCCTGTTAGCTGGAATAACCCAGATAACTTGTGCCGCGGATCGCTGCACCCGCACCGCGGACAGTCATCTTGTGAGGCTTCTTAGTGTTAGTATCAACACCGTAGGTCGCAATGCCGCCAGCAACAGGTGCCGGAGCAGATGATCCATATGGGATACGTCCTTGGCCCTTAATGTCTGCATAGCCTACAGCCGCGGCTGGATTGCTAGGCTTAGAGCCGTTTACTTTTACTTTAGCCATTATCTTGGTCCTTTTCTTTTCTTTGCACTTTTATTTTTTGGAAGTATGCTAGACATGTTCATTGCATCTGCTTTTGACATCCGCGGGTTCTTTGAAAGGGCCGCACGTCCCAGAGCTTTAAGCGGAAGTTCCCCCCCTACCGGCAGCATTTCCACCGCCATAGCCATGTCTTTTGAAGACATGCGCCGGGACTTTTTTAGGGCATCGCCGCCGTCACTACGCAAGGTTTCTTCCGTGTACTCTTCTTTTGAGGGGTATTCAGACATGAGCTTCTCCTAAGTTTAATACTATTATCGTCTTAATCCCGCAATACCGCCATTGCTATATGGTACAGCAATAGGGTTACCAAACTCATCCGTGGGGATGTTTCTGCCCGGATTAAATCCACCAAAGACAGGCGCATTTCCGTAGGTTCTTCCGCCTTGAGGCCCCGTTGGAAGTTGTGGGAAGGGGTTAACCGGCGCTGGGCCTCCAAAGACCGGAGGTGGAGCCGGGTCAAAGAACGGGTTATCGGGTCGAGGTAGCGGTACTGGAGGGTTAATGCCAACCGGAGGGCTAGGCTGAAATGGATTGGGTGGAGGGTTAATGCTAACGGGAGGGTCCGCCTGAAATGGATTGGGTGGAGGGTTAATGCCAAATGATGGCACCTGATCCGGGCTATCCGGAGGGCTAGGATTCAAAAACGGGTTATCGGGTTTAGGTAGTGCCGGACCACCCGTCACTATTCCGCCCGTCCCTTCGGTTATATCCCAACCCGAATAAAGACCGCCCCGTCCGTCATTCTTTTCTTGATAAGTATACGTTGTGTCAAGCTGCGGGTCATAATGCGTGTCGCCTACATTAGCGGGCGCACCAAAATCAAATCCGCCGTCCATGCCGCCGGGTTGCTCGCCGTAAAAAATAGCAGGTAACCGTGGTCTGTTTTCCGCGCTGTAAGGAGCGTAGTTGCCACCGCTGTTTTGATCTTGTGGGATTAATTGAGAAACAACTTTGTATTTTTCATTAGTGTCCGCGCCAAAAATACCAGCATCAACTTGAGCTTGGGAATTGTTTGAAGACCCCTCCATGTTTCCGTACTGATCGTAAATAGTGGTTACAACATTGCCTCTAGCGTCCGCCGGAGATTGATGAATCTGTTTCCGAGCATCTTCCGCCGGAGGAGCAGGCGGCGGAGAGGCGTTAGGGGAAGGAGTTGAAAAGTCGCGCGCTTCCCTTTTTTGTTCAACTGGCGCGTAACTTTGTCGAGCTACTCCACCTTCCGCCATTCTAACGGGAGAAGGACCGTAAGCGTAATTTACGTTCTTATCAATCATTACTGTTGCCCCTGCTGTTTTAGAAGCTCACGCTCCATAGCCGCGTCGATACGAGCCTTGGTTTGATCCGCTTGTGCGCCCAACCGTTGCGAGAATTGCTGTCCGCGCATCTGCTGACCCCTAGAGTCAAGCTCCAGCTTGGCTTGGTCAATCTGGTTGTCTGCCTGATCCGCCTGCGCCTTCTGTTGCATTTCTGCCTCTTTAAGTTGTACCAGAGGGTCCGGAGCCCCGGCACCCGACATCTCCGCAGACATATCTTTCACTTGCTGCAAGCCTTCCGCAACAAACTGAGCAGTCAACTGTTCGATCTCCAACATCCCCGAAGCATCCGCTGGATCGCCGCCATTCTCATTTACCTGCTGTAGGTAAACAACCGCCGCCTGTTCTCTAGCCGCTTGCTGAACGTGCTGCATAATGTGCTTCTGAATAGCAACCGCCACCGGAGGCATGCCGCCGACAATAGGACTTGTGCCAAAAATCAAATGCGCTTGAATATGAGACTGGTGGTTCTGACCCTCAAAGGCCAACAACGGCAACATATCCAAAGAATTGATATTCTCTTGTGCCGGATCAAGCGGTTTAGGCTCTTCTATCGGTACAGATTTCATCAAACGATCCACATCCGTAACGCCCAGCGCTTCATACATATCACGAAAAGCCTCGTGCATATTATGTATTTCAGGTGCCTTAGTCGCTAACTCTAACTTAGTTTGCGCAAGCGTGATCCGTTGTGCCTGACTAAAGGCGTTAGGATTACTAACCGGTATAACGTCAATCTTGTCGTCAAAATCTTCCGCCATAATAGTTTCGTCAGCGCCCGCAACAGAGTACGGATACTCCTGCGGTAAACTCTCAGACATAACACGAGCAAGTATCTTGAACTCCAACCGCATCGCATAGTGCAAGCGCTTATGTACAGCACTCATGACCCGCGAGCCCTGTTCCATCATTGCCATTGTAGTTCCGACAGGCGCGTTCTGATTACCGTCGCCAACCTTCAAGTTGGTGATAGTAGCAAACCGCTGGCCCGCTTCGACAACAAAGCCAAGCAACTGAAACAACGTCTGGTCGGGACCCTTAAAAGGTAGCGGCATAAGACTATCACGAATAGCCCCACCCGGAGCATCCACATCTCGGAACTCTCCGGGCTGCAACGGTTCATCGTCGTCCCTGATACGAAGTCCGCGGGCCTTGAAACCCGCTGGGAGGTTGGACAATGTACCGGCGTCGATCAACTGACGCAGTGCCGCCGTGGCGGTTCTTGACAAACCGCCAATCGTATGGATGAGCCCTAAACCATAAAAACCAAAACCCGGTAAAAACTTATAGTGCGTGAAATACTGGATTTTCTTTTTCTTGGAGTCATCCTCTTTGTAATTCCTGCGGATACACAAGATTTCCCCGTTATCCATGGAAAGAGTTACAATATAAGGTATTTTAATTCCTGTTGGCTCGTCGTCACTGTCAACCTCCTCGTAACCCTCAAGGTCTAAGTCAACGTGACATTCCAAAATAGTGCAATCATAGTCAATCTGACTAGGTTCCATGCCGTCAATGCGGTTGATTTCGCTGCCAACACCCGTGATTTCACGCTGTGCAGGAATAACATCCACATCTAAATACATCCCCATTACCTGACGCTTGCGCAAATCGTTCAGCGACATGCGAACAACCTGAGTGACGTTAGGGCAAGTCTCAAGGTCCGTGGTCTCATACGGAACAACCAAGTTCTCCGCAGGCACAAACTTGGAAACAGCACGATCTAGCGTCTCGTCAAAGTAAGTTTTCTTAAAAGTAGACCCCGCCAGCGGTAAATAGAACAACATTTGATCCATATCGGGCGTGTAATCTTCCATCACATTAGTGATGTAGTAATTCATAAACTGACGGACGCGCTGACCCTGTGCCGCCTTGGCCCGCGTTTCCTTGCCCAGCACTACAGTGCGGACGGGACCCGATGACGGTAGAAGCTCGTTAAACGCCTGTGCTTGGAATTGGGTGGCTGCTTCAGCTAATAACGGGTGAGTAACCCCTGTGGCTCCCCTGAAGGGCTGTGTGCGCTCTTCGTAGTTAAAGCCCAGCAAATCTAAACCGTTTGCATACGCATCTTCCCACTCTTGCCGACTGGCCTTGTTCGCGTCGTACTCAGCCAACATCTCGCTGGAAATGCGCGACAACTCGCGGTCCGGCATCTCTTCGGCAAGGTTAGCGTCAAACTCTAAGCTATCGCCGCGCTGGTCCTGTGGGTCAAAGTCAATCTCTACGCCGCCGTCTTCCGTAGGAGTAATGCCAATTTCGCCAACATCATCAGCTTCAATCATAGCTATGACGTTGTTTTGGGAATCAGGAAGTTCGATCTCTAACTCAGCCGATAAATCTTCGTCTGTGAACTGGGAAGGGACCCCAGTATCCATTAAACTACCCGAGTACCCATTTTTCTCTTTGGCCATTCATCTCTCCTATGCGATTTAGTCTAAGTATTACTCATACCCTTCATACCCATCGCGTTTCGTATCATAAAAACCCTCTTCGTCACGAGGGAAATAAACGTCAGGACCCTTAGAGGGCGACTTAAAGTTAGCCGGGGCACGAGGCTGGTCTTCGGCAACCGCCCCCTGCTCGTCCTCCGTGCGCCCTAATATCTCATTTAACTGTTTAAATATTGCCCCGTCAACTAATCTCGTAATTTCCTGCGCCGTAGCGTCAATGCCCGCTTTCTGGAATATCTGGCGACCAATAGCGTTGTTCCGCGTGTCCATAGCCACGTCGCCTTTGGTAGAACCCCCAATCGTATAGTCCATAAACTCACCAATACCACCCATAGCGGCAGCGGTATTCGTACCGTACTCTTGCGACAAAAGAGCCGAGCCAAGCATATGGCCGCGAGCATCCTCTAGTTCTTGGTACGCAGGCATATCTATACGAGCGCGAGCCGTGCGCTCTTTCTCCGAGTACATGTCCTTGTCCGTAGGTATAATCATATCGCCTGTTTCGGGGTCCGTGACGGACGGGTAATCAAAATCTTCTATAAGCTGGCTTTGGAAGTCAGGCTGGCCCTCAACATAAAACTCGTCGTAACGATCACTGCCGGGACGAGCGGATTTAGTTACACCCTTTGTGTTAACGCCCCCGCCAAATGCGCCGTCCAACAAAACTCGTGCGGGACCCGTAATGCTATTTAGGAGGCTTCTTTCTCTTAAAGGTTGAATAGCCTCGTCACCAAACTCAAGACCCGTGGCAGGGTTTCGTCGGTCAAGGGCCTCGTCAACATCTAACGGAACGCCGTTGTCATAAAACCGTAAATCTCCTCCGCCTTCAAGCATGTCGGAGCCAAATAAACGTTCCTGCTCTTCAGGGTACATGTCTGTAAAGGCAGGGGTGGGGCTTATCATCCCGGGACCCGGGCCTCTAAGGTTCTCTGGGCGTAACCGGGGTTTAAGGCTGGAAGACAGGGGCATCCCACCGTCCTGCATATAACGAATGTCGTAACCGCCCGACCCTAAATTTACCGCAGAGTTGTTCATGTCCATGCCCTTCGCCTAGTAATACGCCGCCACTCTAACAGAGTTTTGCTCATCTTCCCAGTCATCTGTTGGTAATTGAACAAAATTTCCTTGTCTGTAGCGCATAAGCGCCTGTGTCATACTATCAACTAAGTCGTCATGCTCCCCGTTTGGGAACGCAGCAACCTCTTCAATTAACTCGTCAGCCCAAACCTCGTCAGGGGCCCAAACCATGCCCGCCTCAAATAATGGCGAAACACTGTGTACTCTGGTTACCTTATCGTTTCCACGCGACGGAGTAAAGTTTACAACAGGAATGCCCATACTTCGTAATTCTTGCGTCAAAGGGGTCCCTGACGCTTTCGCCTCAACAATAACCGTGTCAGGCTCCCAAAATTTATAATTATCCAAAGCAATCTGCTTTAATTCCGGAAAATCCCAGCGCCCCTTTTGACTGTCTAACAAAATTAAATTGGGACCCCCACCTCCCTCGTTAGGATAAAACACACCCCACGTCGTAATCGCACTGTAGTCAGCCGTCTGCTTCTTACTAAACGCCGTATCATAACTCTGAATAACATACTCCAACTGAGGTATCTTAGCAGGCTCCCAACACCGCCACTGCTCGCGGCGGATGATAGCATTCTCCTCACCCGTAGGATTTTGCTGGTACTGAGCGTTCCACTTGCTCGGCGGAATGGACTCCTTCACAGAAGTTAAATCCTCCAAAGACCAATACTCCGGCCAGCAAGGGGACCCATCCTCAAAAATAGCCGGTAACTCAACAACCTCCCACTGATCCGCTAATGGATTTTTTGCCTGCGCCTTTAAAAGCTGACCAGTCATGTCCTTCTCCGACCACCGGGTCTGAACCAAAACAATCGACCCACCCGGCTGTAAACGCTGCCGGGGACCCCCAGTATACCAATCCCAAGCATCCTCAAAACCACTGTTGCTCATCGCAGTCTGCTCCGAGTGAGGGTCATCAATAATAACTAAATCACCACCACGACCCGCTAAGTTCGATCCAACGCCAACAGCATAGTACATCCCGCCTTTGCTCGTGTCCCACCGCCCGCTGGCCTTACTGTCCGCAGCAAGCTTAACACCCGGGAACACCTCCTTGAACTCGTCACTCTCAATTAAGTTTTTTGTTTTTCGTCCAAAGTTAACCGCCAACTCAGTCGTGTGTGTCGCCTGAATGATC